GTCTTGCCTCTTTTTCGCCTCCTGCTTGAGTCTAGCTTTTTCCTGTTCCTCTGAGATGACTTCTCGCATCTTGAAGACCTCTGAGTACAACGCACCCATCTCTGGCGGTGACTGATAGACCATCGTTTCTCTGATCGTCACCACCAGCCTGTCCATCTCTTGCTGTGCCATCACTCTTTTGAGGGCTGCTTCCATCAAGTTCTGATTGGGGTCATAGACCGTGAGGCTCTTCTCTTCTTCCTCCCTGATGTGTGCCGCCAACTGCTCTTGCAGTCTGAAGAATTCGGTCAGGTTTTTGACAATGTCGATCTTGACCTGTGTCTCATCGACCGCGACATAGGCTGACTTCTTTTTCGCCAAAGGCTTTGACGTTGACTGCTTTGGCTTTCCACCAAAGAACTTGAGAAGCTGATTCCAAAATCCTTGAACCTCTTTGCCAATTGCAATGACTTCATCAGCAGTCTGCTTGATCTCAACGAAAGACTGTTGCGCCTGACGGAAAAGCTCGCACCCAGCCTGGATGTTCTTAACAAGCCCCGCTGCAAGCAGGCAGATGCTGATCGGATCAATTTCACGCGCCTATCAATTTGTTGACAATCGTGCCGACAAAGCCTGGCCCCAACAGCACCGCACCAATTACGACATAAAGCAAATACTCAATGCGCGTCATGCGTCTATCACCTTCGACAAAGGCTTTCTCAATGGCGGCATATCTCTCAGCGCAAACTGCTTCATGCACAGCAAAGTCCTTTTCCACCTCGTTCACCAAGGCACTCCAGTGGCAGTAGTTGGATTCTTCTGCGCTTCAATTTGTGCCGCCAAAGAAGCCTCAACAGCTTCCTTGTCCACCCCATTAGCCCAAATCCAACCCAACACAGTTTCTTGTGTCAACTGGTCATAGGCGACAGTTGGAGTGCCATCAGACCATGAGCAGGTGGCATAGGTGGATGCTGAGTATTCACCATCAACTGCTGTGACTTGCCAGTGGGCAGTGGTTACAAATCCATCAGATGTTTGACGGTCAAGTTGGGAGATTGTCCAAGTAGTTGTCATTTTGCTTCCAGTGCTGTGATGCGGTCAGTCAGGGTGGTGATGAGTTGGTTCTGTTCTTTGATTGCGGCAACCAGAAGCGGGATGGTGTCGGTGTACTGCAAATGCAAATATTCTGTTTCATCCTCTGACCTTGCTTGTTGCGCCGAGTAAACCGCTTCTGGCAAAACCGCCTGAACATCTTGAGCAATTAAGAAAGTGCGTCGTTTTTCTTCAGCGTCTGTCTTGTATTTTCCAATCACGGCTCGCAATGAACTAACTTTTTCAGCAGCGTTTGTAATTGGCTCAATGATGTCTTTCAGTCGCTCATCAGAAGCGGAAGCCCAAGAAGTCGCACCATTGGTTAGCTTTACGCCACCAGAGGTGTTTTGGATTTGGAACTCATCTGTAGTGCTAAACCAAAAAAGCTGTGTCTGAATAGCGCCGTTTTGTGCAAAATTCATTGTTGTGTAAACACCTGAACCAGAAGGCGCATCTAGAAACATACCCCTGTCATTGCCGCCATTTACATACAGTTTGAAGCCGAGTGCATTACTCGTCGTCCCCACCAGCAAGTTACCGCTGGAGTCGATGCGGGCGCGTTCGGTGGAATCTGTGCCAAATGCAAGTGTGTTACTTGCTGGCGCACGCACATAAGTCTGCTGCGCTGTGTTTGTAAAATTTAAGTAGTTTGTAGACAGAACCTGAACATCGCCGCTAACACTTAATTTGCTCGCAGGCGAACTCGTACCAATCCCCACATTACCACTAGAGTCAATCCGCATAGCCTCCGCACCACCCTCAGCAAAGGCAATAGTGTCAGCCGCAGGAAAAAAGATGCCTGTGTTGGTGTCGCCTGTAGTGGTGATGGATGGTGTGCCTACAGCGCCTGCTGGGAATACGACTCCACCAGTGCCTTTTGGCGTCAGTCCAATTCCAATGTTTGTGTCGCCGCCTGTAGCAGATAGCACTGGCGCACCGCCAGTGGCTGCATTAGCAAGTGTCAACTCATTTACAGCAGATGCTGTTGCAGACACCTTGAGCAACTCATTGCCATTGGTGTCAATGACATCGCCAACCAGCTTTAGCTTCTTGCCAGATCCGATATTCAAGCCAACAGATGTGCCTGTGCCAGCAGCCGCAAAGACAGCATCTAAGCTGTCCAAGTCGGTATTGATCTTTGTTCCCCAGGTATCTGTTGAAGCACCGACTTCGGGCTTTGTGAGTAATAGATTGGTGGTGGTGGTATCTGCCATGATGAAAACTCCTATGCGGCCTCTTGCCAAGTGATTGAATTGTCTGCTAAATCAGTCCAAGTTTCTGATGAGTCCGAAACAGGTGTCCAGCTCTCAGATGAATCAGCGACTGGTGTCCAGCTTGCCGATGTGTCTGAATCCGGCGTCCAGCTCTCGCTGGTGTCTGGAATGGCTCCCCAGCCAAATCCAATCATCACACCAACAGCGCAAATGGACTCAACGCCGGTGATCCCAATGGATACGACATTGCCAACAGTACCGACAGATCCTGTGCCATCAACGCCAGTAATTGCTTGGAACGAAATAACCTCTGCGCCAACCGTCCCAACAGCGCCAGTGGCGGCATTGCCGGTGATGGCCATGGTGCTGGTGATGCCAACCGAGTCAACGGCGCCAGTCGCGGCATTGCCAGCCAGGTCAACTACCCTGGTAGCCGTGACGCTGCCAACCGCCAAGGTTGACGCATTGCCGGTGACGGCATTGGTGGATGTTGCCAGTACAGAGCCAACAGCACAGGTGGACGCATTGCCAGTGATGGCAATTGAGACAGTCAGCCCGACTGTGCCCACATTGCCTGTGGCAATCGTTCCATCTTCTTGGATTGATCGGTCTGCTAGTAAATTGCCAACAGCAGCAGTAGACGAATTGCCACTGATAACGACATTGCCTATGCCGTAGACGCCAAGCCCGTAATAGCCTGTTCCATATGCAGCCATGTTGCTGCCCCTGCTTTAAGCCAGCCTGATCAGGCCAGTGCTTGCATCGTTGACCGGCATGGTCAGGGTGAATGTCCCAGCAGTCACTGTCTGACTGCCAAATGTGTGGACGCTGACTGCCTTGTCTGATTGGGTCGAGTTATAGATCAGGACCGCATCAAATGCTGTTGACAATGTGACGGCTGAGTAGCTGATGCTGGCGCTGGGCGTCACAAAAGCTGTCGTGCCACTTGTGCTTGGTGGCGTGCCAAATGTCACTGTCACGCCGCCTGCGGTGTAGCCTGTGCCTGTCACCTCACCAGATGAGCTGTAGGCCGTGGTTGAAGCATTGACAGTGGCAGAGGCCAAGTACAAGGCGGCCTTGAATGTGTCGGCGGTGGTCGCTGCGCGAACAACACCAGTACCGAAATTGTGGTGGCCGACCAGCAGCTCGCCCTTGAAACTCGTACACATCGCTTGTGTATTGGCCATGGTTTATTCCTTAAATTTGTTGACTGATTCCATCAGCAAAGACACTGCTTTTGAGAGCCATGTGGACAGACCGATGCACCATCTCGCCATCCAACCAATACTCTACCCAGCTCGTTGTCTCGGTATCGTTGTCGAGAGAGCCTTCACGCTTTTCAAGCAGTGACTCGTCCATCTCGCCCTTGGTGGTGGTAATCATCATCCAAATGTCCTTGCTCTTGCCAAAATCGCACCGCCCGATGTAGAACCGCGATCATCTGCAATCTGCAACTGATCTAGTCCTGCCTGGTAAAGCGATGACCACACTGGGATTCTCGCATCGTCTTGCAGGTATGGCGCGGCCTGCAACAAAGCGCCGTAAAGATAAACGTCAGGCGCTTGTGTCAGCAGCCAGTTGGTTGCCACTGTGGATGACAACTTTGTCAACTTGGCGTAATAGACCAGCTCTGCCGTGTATGCACCATCAGGAATTGGAAGCAATCGGAATTGGTTTCCGACCACCGAAAAATACAGTGGCTTGCCACTGGACAAGTAGGTGGTGTTGGCCAACTGATCCATGGCGTCAATGGTCTGAAACGTCAGATTGGTCACTGGATTGGTGTTGATCTTGATGGCCTTGGCCTCCAAGAAGTCATCAGGCACAGTGCCATATTCAGCAGCAGCCGCAAATGACGCATTGGCTCGCACAATCATCTGGCGGGTGCGAAGCTGGCGCTCGATCTGAGCCTCTGCCAGGCTGATGAAGTCGGGAATGGTGGACGTCAAATCCTGCCGGTTGAGCCAGTCAGCCAGCGAGGTTTTGAG